GGCGCGTCTTTGCGTATACTGGAGCGCCTTAAGGCACATCCGACCTACGTCCTTTATATCAAGCCGGACACTTCCTTATTGCCGGAAGTTAAAGAGAGGCAACATAACCTAGTCTTTAATGTATTACAGCAGTACGCGAGATCTGCGGTGCTAGAGAGATTATACATTGTTGAAAATTCTAAAATAGAAGAAGCGATTGGTGAGGTACCTGTTGTTGGATATCATGAAAATATTAATCGCCTTCTTGTTTCCACCATCCATATGCTCAACGTTTGTGATAATACGGAAGCAGTAATAGATACATCGACGAGCCCGCTAGATGTGTGTAGAATCTCTTCTATTGGCCTTGTTGACGTTGACACGGGAGAAATGAAGCCGTTTACTGATATTGAGCATCCTAGGCAGATGACTTTTTACTATGCTATCAATAACGAACGATTAAAGACGGATGGAACATTGTTGCGTAAATTAACTTCCTTAGTAAAAGAAAAAAGTGAAGAAAAGTTACGAGTTTCATTCGCGGTCTATCCCACTGAATATGAACAGGATTACGCCTACTGCGTCCTCCACGCTTCCTATATCCAGGGCCAAAAAATTGATTTATAGCTTTACAAATGATTTTTGTTAGAGTATAGTATATCCATAATCGAGATGGTTGGAAAATTTGCTAACCATACTCTATCCCGTTGATTAAAAGGAGTTTATCATGGGTATTGATATGTCTAAAATGAAAGAGAAGCTGGCGTCTTTGAACCGCAAGGGTGCTGAAAAGAATAACTTTTGGCGTCCGAAGGATGGAGAGCAAACAATTCGTATTGTTCCGACCGCTGACGGAGATCCATTTAAAGAGTTTTGGTTCCATTACAATCTTGGAAACAATACGCCTTTCTTGAGTCCTAAAAAGAACTTTGGAGATGAGTGTCCGCTTGATGATTTTGTTCGCACTTTGTATAAGCAGGGCGACCCTGATAGCGTTAAAATGGCAAAGAACCTTAGCGCACGACAGCGATTTTTTGCTCCCGTGATTGTGCGTGGGGAGGAAGAGCAGGGAGTGCGAATTTGGGGCTTTGGTAGAATGGCGTATCAAGAGTTGCTGAACTTAGTCCTCAACCCCGACTACGGCGATATTACTGATGTTGATAATGGCACCGATTTGGTAATTACCTACGGAAAGCCAGCAGGAGCGCAGTTTCCACAGACGAGCATCACGCCTCGCCGACGTACTTCGCCCCTGGTTGAGGATAGTGACGAGGCTTCGCGTCTTCTAGATGCGATTCCCGATGTGACGACGCTATTTGAGCGTCCGAGTTCGGACGATGTTGGTAAGATGTTGCATGATTACATGACTAGCATCGATGAAGAGGTGTCTGCAAGCGAGGGAGATAGCACAACAGAGGCTACTCTCACCAGCGAGGACAACTCTGTCGACAGCGCTTTTAATGAGTTGGTTAACTCTTAAGCGCTCCCGGCAACGCGAGGTGTTTTGTCGGCCCCCCTCCGCGCTACACCTCGTGTTGCCAATTTACTATAATTAGGATTTTATAATGGCAAGACGTAGCAAAAAAGAGACAAATTCGAGTTTAGGAAGGCTTAGCATGGACGAAATGCGGAAGATTATTAATAGAAAGGCAGGCTATGATCTTGCCTATAATCTAACGCAAGATAATCCGACCCAGGTAAAGGGATGGATCCCAACTGGTTCACGGTGGTTGGATTCAATTATTTG